AACCTAAATCCAATATCAACTCCAATAGAAAATTCAACCTCAGTAGTAGGATGTTCTTCTGCATGAGATGGATTTGTTATAACAAGATCAACCACTGCCATTCCTAAATCAGAAGGATTATTAACTCTTTCACCTAATCTTTCAAGACATTCTATTATAATAGATTTATCTTTAAGTTTGGTCTTGATTGTGCTGAAGTGTGACATCTGTTTGTATGTTTTGTTGCTGATAAAATTCTGGTTTAGTTTCTACATAGGTAACTTCACCAATTCTTTCTTCTATTAATTTAGTTAAGTCTTGACAGGCATTACCAACAACACCTATCACTTCTTCACTAACTAATCCATCTTGTCTAATGGTGAACTTAAGTTTTGTTTGTTCTGGCATAGTTAAAATTGTTTGGGGTGGGTTACTACATCACCATGTATCTCACCAATATCATCTATATGAGCATGATCGATCTTCTCAATATGTAGATGTTCCAATGCATTAGCAATTCTTTCAAGTGCTGATGCAATCCTAGTGAACTCTTCACTCATAATAAAAATTTTATTTGAAGTAATTATAGCAATAAAAAAGGGTTCCGTCAAGGAACCCGTTTGATCCATCTCGAACCATTTTATTTATAGATACTCTCTTCGAGCATGATGTTCTGGAACTATCTTCTTCAACTCCACGGTGAGGAGTCCATCTGTAAACTCGACGGATCCAATCTCCGTATCGTCTGAGACCGTCCAAACTCGTTGGAAATTACGTTGGGCCAATCCTTGGTGGATAAACGTTCCATCAACTTTCGATTCTTCTTTACTGCCTTCGACATATAATTTTCCAAACTCTGTGAAGACTTTAAGCTGATCTTTCTTAAACCCCGCAAGTGCAATTTCGAGTTTCGACTCATGATTATTTACTTGAATTAAATTATATGGTGGATAGTTTGATTGTGGGGATTCATTAAAAAATCTGTCTAGGTAATCATCCATACCTATACCATTTTGTCTAATAACCTTCATCAATTCTGGAAGGTTAGCAGCATGGTATCTTGCTAGTGCAGTCATTTGTTTTCTCCTTATTAAGCGAGTGTGTAATTTGTACCCTTTCGGCGTACACTACTATTTAACCACAAACACTTAAAAATGTCAGTGTTGAATACCCCAAATTTTTGTACAGTAATCCCTAATAGATCTATCAGATGAAAAGAATCCAGAACGTGCAGTGTTGATAACCGACATACGATTCCATGCATCACGATTTTTCCATGCACTACTTACACGATCTTGAGCATTACAATAATCATCAAAGTCTGCAAAAACACAGAATGGATCATTATTAAGAAGATTATCTAATAATGGTTTAAACTTTTCTTTATCACCCTGACTAAAATGCCCACCTTTAATAAGATTAATCACTTCCCAAAGTTCTGAACTCATATGATTTTGTGGATAATATCCTTGATCCCACAATTCTTGAATACCTTTCTCATCATGACCAAATAAGAAGAAGTTCTCTTCTCCTACAAGATCTCTTATCTCTACATTAGCACCATCTAATGTACCAATAGTAAGAGCACCATTCATCTGAAACTTCATGTTTCCTGTTCCTGATGCCTCTTTACCAGCAGTAGAAATTTGTTCTGATAGATCAGCAGCAGGGTATACCTTCTCTCCCAACTTCACACTATAATTTGGTAAGAATACTACACGTAACTTACCATCCATATCAGGATCAGTATTTACTACTTCTGCAATATTACAAATAAATTCTATAATCAATTTTGCCATGTAATATCCTGGTGCTGCCTTACCACCAAAGATTACAGTTCTAGGTACTACATCCCCACCATTCTTTATTCTTAGATATTGAGAAACAATCCATAAAGCAAGAAGATGTTGTCTCTTATATTCATGTATACGTTTAACTTGCACATCAAACATACTAGAAGGATCTACAGCAATTCCAAGATTATCAAAAATATATGTTGCTAGATGATGCTTACCAAGTAACTTTGTTTCTCCAATTTTTTCATTGAGAACAGGATCATACTGATGATCTACTAACTTCGCAAGTAATTCCATATTAGTAACCCAATCAGAACCAACATATTCATTAAGAACTTCAGTAAGTCCTGAATTGGAAGATGCAATCCATCTACGTGGAGTAACACCATTAGTAACATTAGTAAACTTATGTGGCCATAAATCATAAAACTCTGGCATCAATTGTGTTTTAACCAACTCAGAATGTAATGCTGCAACTCCATTAACATGATGAGAACCAACAGTAGCAAGATGTGCCATACGAACTGCTTTATTACCACGCTCATCAATAATAGACATTTTCTCTAACATCTTATCATCACCAGGATAATGAAGACGTACTACCTGTAAAAATCTTCTATTAATCTCATAGATAATTTCCATGTGTCTTGGTAGAAGTGTCTTGAATAATTTCAAATCCCACTTCTCTAATGCTTCTGGTAATAATGTATGATTTGTATATGCAACAGACTGAGTTACTATCTCCCATGCTTGTTCCCATTCAAGATGTCTTTCATCTACAAGTAGTCTCATCAACTCTGCAACTGCAACCGCAGGATGAGTATCATTTAATTGAACCTGCCAATGATGTGGGAAATCTTCTATTTCATATCCACGTTTCTCTAAACTTCTAATCATATCTTGAAGAGAAGCACTAACAAAGAAAAACTGTTGTTTTAATCTTAATATCTTACCAGCATCTGTACCATCATTAGGATAAAGAACCTTGGAGATAGTTTCTGATGTAACACTCTGTTCTACTGATCCCATATAGTCACCTATATTGAATGCATAGAAATCAAATGTTTCAGTAGCATCTGCTCTCCATAATCTAATCCTATTACAATTATTAACCTTATATCCTAATTGAAGGATATCATAAGGAACAGCAATAACCTGTTCTTCAGGAACCCAACGTACTCTATAATTTCCCCTATCAGATACATAATTCTCTACTCTACCACCAAACCCAACATGAACTGATTCATCTGGATGACAAAGTTCCCAAGGCCATTCTCCATGTAACCAATTATCAGTAACCTCTAATTGTTGATTATCTCTTATCTGCTGCTTGAATATACCATACTTATATCTTATACCATAACCAGTGGCAGGTACTTGTAGAGTCGCTAGAGAGTCCATATAACATGCTGCTAGTCTCCCTAATCCACCATTACCTAAACCAGGTTCTTCTGCTACATCTAAAATCTGCTCTAATGTATATCCAAAAGATTTTAATGCATCTTCCGCATCTTTTTGTATCCCAAGACTTATAAGATTATTACTAAGTTGAGGACCAATTAAAAATTCTGCTGATAGATATGCAACCTCCTTTCCAGTAGGTGGTTCCATAGACAACCAGTAATTCATCATCTGATCTCTTACAGCATAACTTAATGCCATATAGAAATCATGTAAGGAAGCAGTATCAGGACGTTTTCCTAATGTATAGAAAAGGCGTTCATTAATACCGTTATAAAGACTATTAGGATTCGTCAACTTTTTTCTTCTTGCTACCTATATTATACTTTGTTTCTAGTATCCAATCTCCTTTATCTCTATATGCTAATACTTTGATTTGATTTAAAGGTGCAATATCTTGTATTTTAGTTGAATCTACAATACCAATTAATCCCCAATCTGCAAGAAGTTGAGCAATACGATTCCTACGCTGAACATCATTACCAGTAAGGTTAGCATGTTTACCATCCAAAGCAAAAAGTTCTTTGAAATGTACAAGATAGTACTTTCCTTGCTTATGTAATATATGGCATGATTGATATATCTTCTTCTCTTTTCTTGATGCTACTCCAATT